CAGCATAAGCAAGATGCAGAGGCTCCAGATCCGCGGGATCCTGAAGAACCAGAACGAGCAGAACTCCTCTCGCGACCTGGATATCCCCGGCCTCCAGGACCACCAGAAGTGGCAGAACCAGTTCATGCGATTCGTGGACCGGATCTACGATGCCCCGTACAATTCCATCATCGTGGCTCAGTCAATGATCCGCGAGGATAACGAGGGCGACGAGCAGGTCCTCCCGGCTCTGATCGGAGGGCAGTCCTGGGTCGACATCAGCCATTATATGTGCGCCCAGGCCGACATCGTCCTGTACTATGCCATCGCGCCGAACAAGAACAAGAACGCGCAGACGACCCGTCGCGTACTGGCCCAGCCTTATCCGCCGTACTTCGCTAAGGACCGGTACGACGCGCTAGGCTTCTCCCAGGACGTAGCGCCAGGGGAGTACGGTGCCATGGAAGAATTCATCAGGATGATCAGGGAGGCGGCGTGATCGAGGTAGGGATCCAGGATCGCTTCGCATTCAGCGCCGATAGCCTGAGTGTCGCCATCCGCAACAAGGGGGATGGCTTCCTCAACTACGCCACCGGATTCAATGACAGTGGATCCCTCGTGTGGAAGGTTGTCAGCCCGGACGAGGCCATGATGGTCTCCAGCCCGACCTTCAATATTCCTGAGGACGTTGCCCGCGCGCTGATGGACCGGCTGATCCTATACTTCCAGGGCGGCTCGGACACCCGTACCCTCCGCAAGGACTACGAGCACGAGCGTGCCCGCCGGGATCATCTCGAGGACACCATGTGCGCTATCGCAACGGGGATGGGACGCTGATGGCCTCGAAGAAAGAGCCGCCGAAGCAGCTTGTTGCCAGCGCCGAGCCAATGCTCATAATGTACTTCAGGCAGCATGTCCTGAAGCGCCATCCGATGATGCGGTTCGTTACGAAGCAGGAGCATACCGCAGACCACCGGATGCGCGGGGACCTCCTAGACCATACCCACGAGGTACCGGAAGAAGTTCCACCGCAACAGGAAGGCGAAGAGGATGCCACGCATGAAGGTCCCTGACGAAGACCTGGACATCGAGGCTCTGGAGGAGGCCGAGTACAGCGACCAGGACTTCCCGGTCTACGACGGTCCCGAGCCGCCGAAGGGAACCATCCTTCGCGGTGTGGTCCAGAAGCTCTGGTGGACCTACACGTCCAAGGACGACCCGATGGTCAAGCTGATCTGGGTCGCCGACGGTAACACCGGGGACCGGGCCAAGTACGATGGTCTGACCATCTGGGACAACATCACGATCAACCCCGGCGGGAAGTTCCGCTGGAAGCCGTTCATCGATGTGTTCGGGATCACCCTCCGGGACATCAAGGCCAAGATCACCGTCGCGAAGGACGACGACCCCAACCTGGGCGCCCCGATCCTGAAGATCGGTGCCTGGGAGCCGGACACCGACGCCGCCTACTGCCGCATCACCACCAAGCGGGAGAAGTACCAGGGCGAGTGGAACCAGAAGATCGACAAGTACCTGCCGTACGATGATGATGACGGCGAGGACGAGGACGAGATCGAGGACGAGCTGGCTGAGGAGGAGGTCGAGGTCGAGGAGGCACCGGCCCCGGCCACCCGTCGGCGCCGGGCTGCCAAGGAGCCCGAGCCCGAGCCAGAGCCAGAGGACGACGAGGAGGAAGAAGAGGAACTGGAGGACGAGGACGAGGAGGACGAGGAGGAGCTGGACGAGGAGGAGGAAGAAGAGGAGGAGCCCGAGCCGCCGAAGCCTGCGGGGCGTCGGTCCACGAGGACGGCCGCCAAGCCTACTCCGGCCAAGCCTGCTTCTGCCAAGCCTGCCCGTGCGACTAGGACGGCCGCTGCGAAGCCGGCAGCGCCGGCCAAGCCAGCCGCTCCGCCCGCTCGTCGTTCGGCCCGTACCGCCGCACCAGCGACCAGGCCCGCCCCGGCCCGTGGCCGGCGCGCGGCTAAGGCGGCCGAGGACTTCGACGATCCGCCGTTCTAGCCTCCCCTGAGCGTCCGGCTGCTGGTAGTCCAGTTCCTGTGGAGCATGCTCCGTGGAAGGCAGGAGCGGCATAGCGCTAGCAGCCGGGCACTGAGGGGAGGTGAACAATGTAGTGGCTTATCGAATAGCACAGCAGGCCAGAGAGTCTGCTGCAATGATCGCAGCTGTCCGCCTATCGAACACCCCCTATGGCCAGACTGTCGGGCCGGATCTGATCGCGCTAGCTAGCGAAATCCTGCCCTTCCTTATAGGGTCGGGAACCGTTAAGCTAGTCACCACCGTCAAGGTGGAACGCAAGAACTGGGACGACTGGTCCCTCACAACAGAAGGAGTAACCGTGAACGTCAGCCTCACCGTCGACGACCAGAGCGTCGTCATCACTGTTCTGCCCGAGGACGACCAGGGGAACGTCACCCCGGACACCCTGACCTGGTCCTCGGACGACCCCGGCGACGCGCTTGCCGCCGCCACGACGTCGGCTGACACGCACACCTGGACCGGCGTGGTGCAGAAGAAGGAGGGCACCATCAACCTGACGGTGTCCGACTCGGCTAACCCGAGCCTGCCGTCGACCGTGATCGTCCTCACCCTCGGCGCCGGGGAGACGAGCCAGCTCGTCGCCGACGCCGTCGTCACCCACGCGGACGGCACGACCACCGACGTCTCCGGTGCCCCTCCGGCGTCGGCCGCCCCGGACAGCTCGGCTACCCCGTCGAGCTAGTCCCCTGAGCGTCCGGCTGGGGTACGGTCGGCCCCGCAGCCCCAGCCGGGCACTGAGGGGATAGGCTGATGTACAGCGGAGGATATTGTGGTCAGCTACCAGGCATGGCAATTCGCAGGTTACGTAATAATTCCAGTCATCTTGATGGTGTTCTTCATTGGCTCCTCATCCCTGCAAGGATGCAGGCGGGCGAAGAGATCCCGGAACCAGATGGAGTTTCTGATTGATCACATGGCATACGCGGTGAATGCCCATCCTGTCAAGGCTGGATGTCAACACCTGAACTTCGTCCCGGTTGACTCCATCGTGGAGAATCCTGACGGAACCCGAGATCTCCTTGCCAACTACTGCCCGGACTGTGACAAACAGCTCCCGGCTGACTTCAAGCTCGAGACCCATCTGGTGCAGGAAGAACAGATAACCATACCGGCTATGACCGACCGCGTACGTGTCAGCGGGGTAACCATACCGGCTCCGACCGTATGCGACCAGGGATACTCATGGTGTGACATCAAGGGGCGGCACGGGCATGGCCAGACGAATACCATAAGCCACAATGGATGCCTCCCTGGGAACCCAGGCGGGGGAGGCGGAGGCACCAGCGAAGTGAACACAATTACAACAAGATTCCTTGACGGGTCTGAGGTTACAATTGCCTCGAAGCCTGAAGACCTGGTGTCACGAATTACCGGCGGACAACGCTCGACGAGGCGTGATATCAATTCGGAATTCGAGGTACGGGAAAGCAAGCCGAAAGATATGATAGGCTGGGAAGCCATCATCGATCCTGATGGCGGTGAAGTGCTCGGATACTGGAGGCGTTCCTGATGAGGGTGACTATTATTGGAGCTGGGCCTTCAGGCCTGGCCGCCGCGCACGCCGCATTCGGGCAGGGATGCTCCGTTCGTATCCTGGCGCCGAAGGAGAAGACTCCGCAGCGTGGGCCGATAATGCTACACAGGCCTATCCCGGGGATCAACACCGAGCAGCCTGACGGGTATGTCCGGCAGCTAGTCATCGGCGGCTCGATCCTGGACTACCGGCTGAAGACCTATGGCGACGTCAACATCGCTATCAACGGTGATGTCCTCGAGCCCGGCTTCCACACCTGGCCGGTAAGGCTGGCCTACGACCGCATGTGGGATCTGTACGAGAAGATCATCGAGGATCGATTCGTGTTCCCTGGAGACGTCGCCTCGCTCTGCAAGGAGAGCGATCTCGTCATCAACACGGCGCCGATCAAGAACCTGTGCCTCGATACCAGGAAGCACTTGTTCCTGTCCTTCCCGGTCGCCCTGAAGTTTGAGTACAGCTACCCGAGCCAGCCCGCCAACACCGTAATATACAACGCGAGAGGGGATATCAGATGGGTCCGGAGCAGCCGGATATTCCAGGACGAGGTGACGGAGTACAGGATCGAGGACTGCCTGGCCAGCAGCTCCGATCCCGTCGAGCCCGATCTCGTGATCCACAAGCCTCTGTCAACGACATGCAACTGCCATCCGAAGATGCTCCGGACGGGCCGGTTCGGGAAGTGGCACAACGAAACGTGGATCGATCACGCCTACTACGATACCCTCTCTACCCTGGTATCGATGGACCACCAGCACGAATGGGATGATGTCCGGTGACGACATTCAGGCAGTTCGTTGTAGACAGCCGGATGCATGTCGGCGGTGGCGGTAGGATTCGCGCGTGGCCCCGACCCGATGGCCCTGTGCATACCTGCCCGATATGCGGCGCCGAGAAAGACGACAAGAATATCGGCGGCGGACACGGCGGTCTCTGCCCGAATGCTGGATACACCCCAGACTTCTGGATCGGCTGGGATGACGAGGCCACGCCTAGTAGGCTTTTCGTGAGAAGCTCCCAGGGAGAGAAGGGCACGTGAGCAGGAGAAGTAGGCTGCTGAAGTCTGTGAGAAGCGAATCACGCGCATTCCGGAGGAATCGACTCATTCGGCAGATGCAGCGCGGCGACGAGCTGGCCATAGTCGAGACGTTCGGACGACGTGCCGCGTATGCCATGACACAGGAGAAGCGCCAGGCGGAAGCCAATAGGAAGCGCCGGGAGGCCTTGCATGCCCAGTAGCGAGATCGCCAGATACGCTGACGTAGCGATGTGGACGGCTGTGCCTGATGAGATGGGTGCTCAGGGCGAGGACGTTCTTCCCCGGGTCACCCTGGTCAGCATGACCTACAACCCGCTCCGGGTCATGGCGGCTGTCTCCGAGCTGTACAAGGGCAGACCCGTCCATGACCCGCAGCTCATCTCGCGTACGCTGGCGAAGGATTGGTTCCGCGAGATGGACAAGACCGCGCTCCAGGCACCGCTTGAGTTCATCGATCTGGTCTTCCTGTTCGAGGGCGTGTCCCGCGCCTTCACGCATCAGCTCGTCCGGCAGCGGACAGCCGTGTATGTCCAGGAGAGCCTGCGCTTCGCGGTCAAGGAGAACGCGGCCTGGGAAGTGGCACAGCCATGGAGCATTCGCTCCCTTGCAGAGGACGCGCCCCAGCGCGTTGTCTGGAACCGTGCCGTGCTAGCCGCTTCCGACGCCTACAACCAGCTGGTCTCCTCGGGTATCGCAGCGGAGGATGCACGTGGCCTCCTTCCCACGAACATCACCACCCGCATCCACTACAAGACCAACCTCCGCAATCTCGCGGAGCATGCCGGCCTTCGGCTATGCTCGCAGGCCCAGGAGGAGTGGAAGCTGGTCTGGACCGGAATCATCGAGGCCGTCCGAGACTACGGACCGATGCCAGAGCGCTGGCAGCAGGAGATGATCGCCAGTCTTTTCAAGCCGATCTGCTACCGGACTGGAAAGTGCGAGTTCATGGGCACGAACGACCGCTACTGCCCTATCCGAGAAAGAGTAGAGGCACATCATGCCAAGGGAGACGCCTCGCCCACGTGGATCGACATCGATCCCCGCGAGGCCATGGTTCCAGGAGCCGCTCGGGTATACCCTGGGAAAGATCGCAACTGATATCTACGAATACTCATTCGGTAGGCCAACCCAAGGAACAGGAGTCCCAGTGGCAGAGCATGGCAAGATCGAGATCACGGACGCTGAGCCGGCCAGCAGCACTGGCCGCATCTCTACATCCGGGGAGTATGAGAATATCGGTCGCGCCATCAAGGAGAAGGTCGGCGGGATCCGGAAGGCGGAGAAGGAAAGCCATACCAGCAAGGACGCCGCGTTCCTGTTCATGGAGGCCTGCGGTCTGGACCCGACCCCGGACGCGGTAGACCAGCTCGTCGAGGCGTTCCTCCCGGCCCTGACGGTTATCTGTCGGCGCGGCTACGACCCGAACGGGAAGACCTGGCGCAAGGGTGGCTGGCGGGGTCTGCTCCACGAGCTGCGGAAGAAGACCGACAGGCTCCTGCACCGTTCGTGGCTGGCCGGCCGGTTCGACCCGGACTCCGCGCTCGACCTGATGAACTACGGCGGGTTCTACTACCGGCTGAAGAACCAGGGAGAGCCCTGGGGCGATCTGGGCGAGCCGGGTAGCGCCGGGACAATGGTCGACGACATCAGCATGGGCGACTACTCAGACCTGACTGGAGATTGGTGACATGAACAGGATCATCATCAGTACGCTTATCGGCATTACGCTGGCGTACCGGCTCATCCCGGCTCGTGTCCGAGGGCTGTGGAAGATGAACGGCTCCACCAGTCACCTGGCCCTGGCTGGGCTCCGCGCCGGGCAGGCCTCCGCATTCAGTGGTGCCGCCGATACCTGGTTCTCGGGACCGCTGGCCGGCGCGAGTCCGTTCTTCACCGGCATCTCCAGCTGGCTGGACGATCCGTGGAAGGGTCCCAGCGGGAAGATGTAATGGCGCAGGACTAGTCTCCCGGATGGAGAGCCTGATGGAATTCAAGGAGTGGCTAGAGAGACAGGGATGCACGGTCGAGGTCACCCAGGAGGAGGAAGGCAACGGTTACGTCGTTCTAGAGGTGCATCTTCCGTACGGGAATGGCGTTCCCGGATCTGACCGGTCCTACAGCATCACGGTTGTCGTATGAAGTTTGTCAATCTCCATCATCACTCTACTTTCTCTTTCGGTGACGGTTTCGGTACCCCAGCTCAGCATGTCGCCCGTGCGGCTGAGCTGGGGTACGGCTCTATAGCGCTGACAGAGCATGGCAATGTCAGCTCCCACTTCCAGCTTGAGAAGGCAGCCGTAAAGGCGGGCATCAAGCCGATCTTTGGCATAGAGGCATACTGCGGATCCGTCCTAGAGGAGAACGATGAGCGACGCCTGGCGATCCCGGAGTACCGGCGTCCTGCCCCACGTCAGCAGTTCAAGAACCACCTGACCATCCTAGCCGAGAACCTAGAAGGGTACCGTGGCCTCAACCGAATCGTCACCCAGTCATATCTTGACTACTACTACCATCCAACAGTTTCAGGTAGTAGCCTTGCGGCTCAGCGCTCTGGCCTCATTGTGCTCTCTGGCTGCTCAGGCTCTCTCCTTGCTTGCTCACTACTCGGTGGAAAGGGAATCCCTGTCCCAGAGTCACGCGACGGGTATGCCTGGGACGATGCCCGACGAGTCATCGAGAGATTCCAGCGGATATTCGGATCCGGGTATTATCTAGAGGTACAGCATTTCCACGAGCTAGAGGCCACGGCCAGGATCAACAAGGCATACGCCCGATTCAGCAAGGAATACGACATCCCGCTCGTGGTCACCGGGGACGTCCACTATCCCAACCCTGACGAGGGCGAGATGCAGGCAGTACTTCACGCGGTACACCGGGGGCATGCGAGCGTAGATGACGCTATGCGCCAGTGGAACTACGAGGTCCCTATGACCCTCCCCGCGAACGACGGTGCGCTAGCGTACCGTCTCGGTCTCACCGGCCTGACGCATACCGAGTGCTGGGAGGCTATAGAGACGAGCGCTATGATAGCCGAGCGGTGCAACGTCGCCCTTCCGAAGGCAGAGCGCCTTCACTACCCGGCTAGCAAAGAGGACCTGACCCCATGGGCCTAGTCAGATGTGTCCAGTGCGGAAGAGTCCGGCGTAAAAGCAGGATGTATTCCTGGCAGTTCAACGGATCCAGGTACATATGCCAGCGATGGAGCACATGTAGGCATAGGTGGTGGCGATTTTGGAAGTTCTAGACTCGGAAGAGCTTCTGGTTCAGTGGTGTCGGTTTGGCTGGAAATACCGGGGTCTGGGTCGGCGGCCACAGGCTGAGCAGGACTGGTATGCCGAGCGGGTGAAGTACGAGCTGGCGCTTATGCTAGAGAAAGACCTCAGCGACTTCATGCTGTTCACGAGTGACGCAATTAGATGGGCGAAAGACAATGGCATCCCGATCGGCCCTGGACGTGGATCAACTGCTGCAAGCGTTGTTGCCTGGCTGCTCAGGATCACTGAGATCGATCCTTATCGGTATCAGGGAATGCTCTTCGAGAGGTTTCTCGATGTCAGCCGAGCCGATCCTCCCGATATCGACATTGACTGCTCGGACGAGCGTCGGGGAGACGTCCGAGATTACCTGGCAGATAAGTATCGAGCTGAATGTGTCGGCCAGGTCGCCAACTTCATCAGATACCGAGCCAAGAACGCCCTAGTCGACATCGCTCGTGTATATCAGATCCCGATCGCCGCGAAGGAGACGGTGGCCAACCTGATCATCGAGCGATCAGGCGGCGACTCCCGGTTCGACTCCTCCCTGGCTGACACGGTGGCGATGTTTCCGGCCGCCGCTGAGGTGTTCGAGCGCTGGCCTGACTTCTGGAAGGCGACCAAGCTAGAAGGCAACGTCCGCGGAATGAGCGTTCATGCCGCCGGGCTCATCGTCTCGGGTAGCCCCCTAACCGACATCTGTGCCGTGTACGAGCGCGATGGCGTCCGGGTCCTGAGCATTGACAAGTATGACATTGAGTACGTTGACGCGCTGAAGCTTGACTTCCTCGGACTCAGCACGATGGGCATGATAGCCCGATGCCTTGACATGGCCGACCTGACCCTGGAGGACTTGTATGCCATTCCCGATACAGATCCACAGACGATCAAGGTATTTCAGTCTGGCGATGTCACCGGCGTGTTTCAGTTTGAGGGTCGGGCGACTCGACTGGTCAACAGAGACGTGGTACCTGAGCATTTTGCGCACATCGCAGACATCAACGCGCTATCTAGACCTGGGCCTCTATTCTCCGGTCAGACTGCTGAGTACGTCGAAGTCCGGCACGGGCGGTCCAAGGCTGAATCCCTCCATCCGATGGTGGACGAGATCACCAAGGACACCTATGGACAGATTGTGTACCAGGAGCAGATCCTCCGTATCCTACGAGATATGGGCGGATTCGATTGGTTCAGCGTGGGTCAGATTCGCCGGATCATTTCCAAGAAGCTAGGCGAGGCCGCCTTCCAGATGAGCTATGATCAGTTCCAGCAAGGAGCGCTGGAACGGCATATGGTCCGCACTGAGATCTCTGACAAGATCTGGAAGCGCCTCGTTACCTCGGGTACTTACAGCTTCAACATCGCGCACGCCATCAGCTATAGCATGATTGCATTCTGGACAGCCTGGCTCAAGACTCATTATCCGGTTGAGTTCTACGCCGCTTCGCTTGCTAAGGCTGATGAGGAGCAGCAGTTCAAGCTGATGAAGGACGCCCTAGCCCACGGGATCCAGATCGCCCCGCCTATCCTCAACGCGAGTAGGAGAAGCTGGCGCCCGGTACCATCTCTGGGCATCGTGGCTGGATGGGAGCAGATTCCAGGCATTGGTGCGAAGACCGCCACGAGGATAGATGATCTGCGGGACAAGGGTAAGTTCGACAGCTGGGATAGCATGATCGCTATCCCCGGCATCGGCCCCAAGACCGTTCAGAAGATGCAGGATTTCTCCACCTCGTATGACCCATTCGGTCTACAGAAGACCGGTAATACGCTCAGGCGCGCGCATGACTTCGTCGCCAGCCAGAAGCGTATCCCAGCCCCTACCCATACCGGTATCGAGGTGGCTGCCATCAAGATCAGAGAGAGCTACGGGGCGAACGCAAAGAAGAACTATGGCAAGGGTCCCCAGGTTACCTATATGGGGATCGTCAAGACCCGGAACTATCAGGACGCCGTAGAGAACCGCCGCTCCCGTACCGGTGAAGAGGCAGCGGATATCCTCGCGTCCCTCTACAAGCCACATCTCCTAGAGTACTGCTCGCTCCGTTGCTACGATGAGAGCGAAGAGGAGGTGTACCTGAGAATCAACCGGTATACTTTCCCTAGGCTCAAGCGCATCATCGCGAGCATATCCGTAGAGCACGACGTTGTCGTCTGTGTCGGCAACCGCATCGCCGGCTTCGGTACCCCGGTAATGGTGAATCAGCTATTCGTCATCGACCCTGACTAGGGGATTGGTATGCGCAAGAAATTCAGTAGAGAGAACTACCCGGCTCTCAATTACTACTGGGATCCGAGAACATACCAAGAATGGGCTATCTACCTGGCCGTCTGGACCCCGTTCTTCCTTGTCGAATGGCTGGCTCACACGCAAGGATGGGTCAGCTGGGTGCTGTCATTCTTCGGGATCTTCACCGGCCTCACGCTGATGAAGCCAATACGAAAGAGAATCTGGCACTGATGCCGAAGCATGGATGCAATGTCGCTGACTGCAAATGGACATCAGGAGAGCAGCCCAATCACGCCATATCAGGATGCCTAGCCTCCTGGCACGTATACGAGGAGCATCCGGAAATCTGGAAGCGTGTGATCGGTGACCGGCCGCCGAATGACCCGGATCCTCGCGATCCGGCTGTATTCGCGACAATGTCTTTCGGGAGGGTGTGATGGCCGAGATCCAGGGAACGCCTGAAGTCCCTAAGATCTCCTCTCAGGAATACCTCTGGTGGTATGCAGGGGCTAGGGCCGAGTGCGAAGCCAGGGATGAGGGGCTACCCTTCAAGATCAGGGATTTCCGGGACATGATCGCTGACCTGTACCGTCTTCACCCTGGGAGTACAGAGGAGGAGCTGGCCCTGACTCTTGTCCGTATCTACTGCCCCGATAAGCTCAGGAGGAAGTACCGATGACGGATCCACGTGACTTCCTAGACGACGACCGGCCGCCTACCAGCGAGCCGCCCCTGAAACATCGGATGTCTCGTATCCCTCCGGTACCTATGGATATGTGCGGGTGCATCAGGTTCCATCACGAGTGCCTGAATAAGGCTACCCAGGAAGACCAGCTCTGCGACGAGTGCCGCCCGCAATGTCCGTACAGTTCTATGGAAGGCAAATGTGGGAATCTCTGTGTCCGTCCGAGGTGTAATCCTGAAACGCACGGGATTACCGTTCACGAGGATACGGAGGGTCCCAACGGAGGCTGGAATCCGAACGGGGAATGGGCGAGAGATACTCTTAGAATACCGTTCCCGGGTCAGCTCGGAAGCCCATACAGGCTACCTAAGCATTACCGGTACGAGGACGATATCAAGCCGGAGGACGCATGATGGTGACGGATAACCTCATTGTCGTCCCCGAGGAGGGGATGGACACAGAGACCTTCCTTCTACATCTTCGCCACAGGCATCCGGAGTCCCGACCTGCCGGAGTAGACCCGCTTGAATGGTTCGTAAGCGACTATGTCGAGGAGTGCTATAGAATATTTCACGCCAAGCTGCACGAGCTAAGAGTTGATATTCGACACAGTCACGAGGAGCATAGACAATGGTAACCCTGACGACGAACCCCGCAGTCGCCGTCCTCAGCCAGATCCGATTTCAGCAGCGCAATACCGCTATCCTCTGGGACAAGGACTCCACCCTGGCATCCACTGAGCACCGGCACTGGATGGTGAAGGATATCCAGGAGGGCCGCTATACCTGGGTCGACTACGCGCTACGATGCGAGCGCGATACGCCCATCGATTCTGCCCGTACCCTGATGCGGACCCTAGCGCCATATCACCTTCAGATAGTCACGTCTGGCGCAGCTCAGGAGGCCATGGTCCCGATCGGCGCCTGGCTCAGCCGGAACAGCTTCCCTGTCGACATGATCCGGCTACGCCCGGAGGATGACGAGTGCGAGGGCGGCCTTCTCAAGGTCCGAATGATCAACGAGCTGCGCAAGGACGGCATCGAGACCGTCCTGTTCATCGAGGACAACCCGGCCCAGGCCCGCGTCATCGAGGACATGGCTGGCGTCCCGGTTCTTCTGCTAAATCCTCGCTGGACAGCCAGGTCCCGGGCCATTGCCGCAGAAACCAGCGGTAGTATCTAGCAAGTTCTACCTGCGATTCAGCGTGGCCTCCTCTGGCCTGGATCGGATATGGCCGATAGGTACCATGATTCGGCCCTGGCCAGAGGGCCGGTAGATGGGTGGCGGGAGCGCGGTCCGTAGGAGGACCTCGTAGGGACCGATCCCGGGCCCATTCCTGGCTCAGGCTGATTATAACGTTTATATTACGGACGGCCGTTCGGTAACGGAATCGTAACCTGGAGGCGTACCGTCAGAGGACAGGCGCGCTGTATCCCTGGTTCCCACAACAGCCATACAGTGCGCAACTTCTAGCTCTGGAGAGAAATGGACAGGCTCAGCAAAATTGTACTATCCGCAGCCGTGTCGACCGCATCCGTTGTCGTCATGGCTGCCTCCACATCCAGCGTCGCTGCTGCCCCTATCGGGGATCAGCTCAGGATGGCGCCGGTCACGCATCATAGTCCTGTCCACAATAGCCGGGTAGCTGAGGCCGATATCGAGGCCACGCCCGCTGTTCGCTCGTACATCCCGGCTAGCTATACCGTTCGCTCCGGAGACTCCCTGGCCTCGATCGCGGCAGCCCGACTTGGCAGCGCATCTGACTGGCCGACTCTCTGGTGGGCGAACCACAACAAGATCTCCAACCCGAACATCATCGAGGTCGGCCAGGAGCTGACCGAGCCCGAGGTCGCAGCGCCTAGCGCTAGCCTCGTCCATCGTGCTCTGAACGCCATCCCCAGGGCAGTCACCCGGCTCGTGTCTTTCGGAAGGAAGAGCAAGCCTGTCAGCGTCCCGGTACCGATGGGCGGCTCGGCCTCTGGGATCCCCGGCGGAGCCCTGGGTTACTGCATAAAGACCCACGAGGAAGGGCTCAGCTGGGCCTGGGGGCCGGGCGATGGCGGCGGTGGCTACCAGTTCCACGAGGCTACCTGGGTCGAGTTCGGCGGAGCCCCTAGCGAGTACGGTGTCGCCGACGCGGCCTATCAGAATTCTGTCTTCGCTCACGCGCTAGCCGCCGGCGGGGCCAGCAACTGGACTTTGTACGACGGATGCTGAGGATCTGATATGCGAATCCCTTACCCGGCCCTATGGGCCTTGCTCTTCATGTCCGTACTCGGCCTGATGACTGTCGGTTCCTGGGCTAGCCAGGCGCGGCACGCCATCTCTTCCCGCTTCGCATCCATCCCGCTGCCGCGCCCGAGAAGGGAGCGCAAGGGAAGAGGGCCGAAGCCTGTTCGCTCCGACCCTCCGCCCAGCCGCGATCTCGAGGAGACAATGCAGTTCTGGACTGGCCTCAAGGACGATATGAGGGACTCCGGCTAGCCCTACGTGCCAGCGACCCATCCCTGGTACTCGGCGTAGGAGATGACCGCCGGTCCCTTGACCCCGGCGCCCTGGTAGGCCTCGTTGTCAGGGGTGCTGGTGACATGGTGCGGAGGTGCGCCGGGAGCGACGAGGAAAACGCCGGGCCAGTCAGTTCCGGACGGGACAGTGGTACGGTCGACCTGGACAAGGATCATTTCGTTCTCCAGTTCTGGTGCGGGCGGCGGAGGAGGAGGCGGGGTGTGGCCGAGAGCGGTGCGCATCGCGGCTAGGGACGGGTAGGCGGCGAGGTCCCGGTCGATCGCGCCAGTGATGCCGTACTGGTGGATCGCCCAGGAATGCCACGGCCCCGGCACGACAGGACTGCCTTCCGGGCTGGACGGGTCCGATATCCACAGCGGGTACCCGCCAAGGCCGGCACAGTACCCGGTACGGGCGAAGTTCAGATCGGTGTAGAGCAGCGGAGCACGTCCGTACTGGGACCTGAGCTCAGACATCACCCGGTCAGCCCAGGCAGACACGGCGGAGGGACCGATACCGTCGTTATCCTCGTGGTCCAGGCAGATCCCGTCGCCGTCGTCCAGGCCTAGCGTGGCGATCTCGCTGGCAAAGAACGCCACGGATGCAGCTGATCCCTGCGACGGGTGGCCGAACATGTAGGCAACCCGGCCGAGCCCATTCTGCTTCAGGTAGGCCCAGTCAGCGGCGGCGTCGGGGTTGACGTACCGGGTGCCGCTCGGCTGAAGCTCCGTAAACTTCACGGCGGCCCAGGAGATATTCCCGGCGGCGGCACGCCACTGCCCGGGGGTGCCCTGGAACGATGCGACGTCAACGCCGACCAGGCCGCTAGGCATGTGACGCTGCAGCTGGCGAGGCGGGCGTCGCCGGCGCCCATGCGGAGGTATCGACCGGAGATGCGGTCGGCTCGCTGCCCGTGTCCTCGGTCGGTGCCTCGGTCGGTGCCTTGGCCGCCTCGGCCGCCTTAGCCGGAACGGTCTCCGCTGGGCCGGGAACCGACCTGAAGTGGTCCAGGATGGCCCCGAGGAAGTCGCCAGCGGCGCTGGCTAGGGCCGGAGGAGCACCGACGTCTCCGAGAGCCTGAACGACGGCATCCTCGATCGCCGGCTCGTGATCTTCTGCCTCCTTCAGGAGGCCCCCAACCTTCTCCCTGATCTCGGACTCAAGCTTGCTGAAGTTCACCATTTCCCCTATCCTCTCAGTGGGATCTGGAACTCACTGGCCAGGATCCTGAGGGCAGATGACGGCTTCCCCATGGATCCTGGGCAATGCTGGCCTAGGAAAGTATCCCGGCCACTGATTACTAGCTGCGCCGCTAGTCTACTTGATGCATGCGGATTTGGAGGGGCGATAAGGGTCAGGGTTCCGACCTCGTAGAAAAACCCGCAGTCACTGCTGACCGCCCGGTCCACGGTATCAGATATCTGCTGCGTACTCTTGGCGTTCTCGACCAGTAGGTATCCCACTGCTCCTAGGAGCAAGACGATGATGACGCATAGGGTACCGACCACCTGCCGAAGAGTCTTGTTGGCCCTCTTCACTACGTTGCCAAGCTCCGCATCCAGCTCGAGTACAGGCTGCGGTCCTTCTGCTACGGCGGGGTCTGGCTTCGGGATATCTTTTCCAGACTCTGCCTGATCTCTATCTGCCATCTGGTAAAGTCCTCTCTGCTTATCAGATTATTCCCAAATTCTGATACCATTGCGGATATACTTCCGGCCATTGCCTCCATCGCTGCCCTGCCCGAAGCGATTTCTTCAAGAATCTGGACCTTACCCCTAAGCTCCTGGAGCTCTCGCTGGGTGTCCCCCAGCTTGTTCTCCAGATCCCCTATCTGCCCCTCCTGAGCCTTTGCCTTGGTCTCCCAGGATAGCGCAGAGTCACGGTAGTTGTTGGTTGTCTGGGTGTTCTTCCCTACCCGTAGTGCTGTCCCGGCTAGGGTGAACGCTATGATGATGAATGCCAGGATGCCAACGATCCCGGCGAATCCGCTAATACTGAATGAAGAGTCAGCGAGTATCACCTAGTTAACCTTCTCGAATATAGTTCCAAGGCAGCTGAGCGTGGGGGAACCAGTAGTCCCAGCCCATTTGGCATAGATACCGAAATCGTTGGCCACGGTGGTATCCTGGGTTACGGCTGAATGCGTACACCCTGTGACCGGAACTGTGTTGTCTGCAACGGTCCCTGGGAGAACCGAGTTGGCCGTCTCCGTAAATAGGCCATTGATCGTAGCGACCCAGGTCCCAGAGGATCCGCTGCCAACGCAGATCAGCTTAACCCAGATCTCAAAATCGAAAAGAGCATTGGTGCTGAACGCCGATCCGGATACTATCGGAGCAGTACCTATCTCTGTATCCGCCAGGCCTACCGAGATCTGGAGCGCCTCGGTAGTACCCATCTCGCCATTCCCGAACGTCATGATCCGGTATGCTGTACCGGCATTGGGATCTGAGGCCGGGATAGAGTACACCGAAGACAACTGGGTATATGACGTGCCGTTGACGGTATGAGGGACAGCATCAGCCGTGCCGTATATCCTATTCAGCACTCCTGGCGTGATCGTCTGCCCCGCGAGGACTAGCGTCTGTCCCATCTGTCTCTCCTCTAGAGGGCGACTATGCCCGGCATGAAAATGTTCACGGCTTCACCCGCGCTGTGGCTCTTCTGAATACCATTGACGGCACGGGTTACCACGAATACCTGAGGCGACGCATTACCGTTGATCGCACCGACAGTCATCCTCTCGCCGCCAATGATGATGTCGAATGGGAACTCATCACCTACCGTCCCGCCAGTCTCTATGACGAGGTCTCCGACATCAAGGGCCGCCGCAGCGTCAGGCGTGAAGGTTACCGCAGTGTTCCCGAAGAAGTCAGATCCGATAGAGCTGACGGTGAATACCGTGGACTCCTTCAGAGTTACCCCATCCGAAAGGTAGATCTGGAACTCATCGCCGACAGCCACAACCGGAACATCAGTCGTAGGAACGGTAAAGTTATCGTCAGGAGCAGATCCGAAGTTATTGGCAAGACTCCAGAAGCTGATCCATGGAGCATTCGGAACCGCCGTGTCGACAGAGAATGTAAGATCTCCGGTTCCGATACCGGTATGCAGGTTAGAGCCATCCGTATCGCAGCGCGACCCTGTACCTGGTACATCAGATACGGCCACTTCGTATGGCACCTCCGGAACGCAGTTATTCGAGATAGTCCACTTGAATGCATTGATCGTCTCAGAGTACCCGTAGATGATCTGATCAATAGTCCCGGCTGGTAGCCAGAACGGCGGGTTAATCACCTGCTGATAGTCTCCGATATCAGCACCGACGACATCAGAGAATATCTCGGTTACCTGCGATCTCGTGAGGTCTAGGGCCAGAGCCGGGTACCGTAGCTGATCCTGGGTTCCTACCCATAGAATCCACGAGGCGAGATCCGGGAGT